ATTTGAAGCTGAACACAAAAAACCGCAACGCGGCGATTAAGGCTTCGCATATTAAATATGGTCCGCTGAACATAGATGAACCCGGCGACTACTGGGAAAAGATTGCAGACCACTGGGACACAACAGAGGCAGCAGCTAAGAAGTCCCTTTGTGGAAATTGTGTGGCATTCGATATCTCCCCCAGAATGGATGAATGTATGCCGGGAGAAACCTCAGACGATGATGGCCGTCTAGGATATTGCTGGATGCACCATTTTAAGTGCCACAGCGCACGGTCTTGCTACACATGGGCGAAAGGTGGGCCGATCAAGGCTGATAAGAAGTCCCTCGACTGGCAGGAAAGAAACAAAGATTCTGTAAAAAAATCGTACATAATTAAGGCAACCCCACCGACAAATAAGCCCCCAGAGAACGGCGGCGTCAACCCGCAGACAGGAACAGCAGACAAGCCTCCAGCGGGGTACACTGGGTTTGGAAGTAAGCGCGGCGGGTTCCGAAAGCCTAAGGCTGGAGGCGGCTACGATTATTGGTACCCCGGGACAGGCCATAGCAAAGATCACCACCCCAAAGATGCGAAGCATGTAGAAAAACTACGCCGCGCTGAAATGTTTTTTGAGAAGGTAAAACAAAAGGTCGAAAATGGGGAGTATGAGGGTGAAGAGCTTGAGAGAGCGAAAAAGATTCTTGCCGAGTACGAGCGGAAAGTAAAACGTAGGGAAATTCAGGATAAGAATCCCACACAAGAATCTAAGCCGGAAATCGTAGACGAGAAAGCGGAGAGAATCGAACTTCCTGAGGACAAAAGGGCAGAGGAAAAGAAGAAACTTCCAAAGACGGCTTCAAAAACGCATATTATTCTTTCCTCCATGGGCCTGACTTTAGACACGCCCGGAATCGTTACGGACAGAGGGTTGTTAATCGCGGCTGTAAGCACGATGGGAACTCTGGTGTTCGGTCGAAGTAAGTGGGTGCGCGATGGGGATAAATGGTACCCGAAGAACAACAAGTTTCTGAAATTTTCAAACGCGGAGCTTGTAGAACACCTGATGAAGACAATGAGTCCGAAAGAAATCGCGGAATCAATTCGAGACAGGGGCAAGCGGAAAGAAGAGAGAAGAAAGCGTAGGCAAGAAGAGGCTGGTGCACCAGTGCAGGAAGAAATCTCAAGAGATACACAATTAGGGCAAATGGGAATTTGATGTTGAAATTAGTGCACTTCTAGTTGCGAGATATTGAGCCTCTTGGTAGTTTGACCGCACGATCAGACCAAAGGCGGGATGGGGCGGGCACCTTGTGAGGGAGTATGGCAAAGCCATGGTATAAATTTTGGGGTTCTTCGGAGGAGAAGGCACCGGAGGTAGTGCAAACGGTCGAAAAGGCTGTTAAAGCCGAGCCTATGCCTGAACCTAAGACGAAGTTCTTTGACCCAATTTATGCTGGGGCTGAATACGTCGGTGAAGTACCAACGGACCATCATCCGGGTACTGCGGGGCTGAATTACGGAACTTTATTTAATATGTCGAGGACTCCAGTTATCGCTGCGATCCTCAACACGCGAATCCAACAGGTTTCTGAATTCGCCTCCCCTCAAACTTCCCCGTATGGGATTGGCTTCAAGGTCAGGCTACGCGACCTGAAAAAGAAGGCTACGCGAGCATCCGAAAAGCAGGCGAACGAGATTCAGAAGATTCTCTTGTCAGCGGGTGGAGGATATGGGGTCGGTGGATTCGAGCCATTCCTGCGCTGCATCATGAGAGATTCGCTGACATACGATCAGTGCAATTTTGAGATTCTACGCACACGAGGTGGAAGGGTTGCAGGGTTTGTTCCTGTCGATGCTTCAACAATTCGAAGAGCACGTCCAACAGAGGCAGAAATAAGCCGGGGGCGTATCAAGCCGAATGATCGCAAATTTGTACAACTTGTAGACAACAAGATTGTGAATGAATACACCCGCGAGGAACTAGCTTGGGGTATTCGACGACCAAGAACATGGTTGTACGCAAACGGGTACGGCTACCCGGAACTTGAAGAACTCACTAAAATCGTGACGTACATACTCAATGCTGAGACGTACAATGCAGTGAACTTCACAAACGGAATCCACGCTTCTACGATTTTGGCGCTCAAAGCATCCCTTACACAGGAGCAGTTCCGGGTATTCAAACGTGAATTGACTGCAATGATGCACGGGCCTGCAAACGCCAAGCGAATGCCGATGGTTCTTTTGGACCCCCGGTCTGAGTCTAAGCAGGAACTTCAGGCTGTGAATCTGAGTCAATCGAACCGGGAAATGGAATACTCACAGTGGAATTCCTACCTGATTAAAATCGCGTGTTCCCTGTACTCGATGGACCCAGCAGAATTAGGGTTTGTTTTCGGTAACGAGAATCAAGTCTCTACAATCACAGCAAACGGGCCTTCCGATCGAATCACTGCATCCAAAGAACGCGGACTTCGACCAATGCTTCGAGCAGTTGAAAGCTGGTTGAATACTTGGGTGGTCCAACAGATCGACGAAGACTTTATGGTGGACTTCGTAGGATTCGACGCGAAGAGCGAGGAAGCAAAGCAGCAACTCGATATTGCTGCGTTGAAAGCGTACAAAACTATCAATGAGGTCCGGGCCGAACACGACTTGCCGCCACTGGAAGACCAGTTGGGGAATCTCGTGCTCGAACCGTCATTTCTTCAGGTCTACATGCAGTCGATGATGGCGCAAGATCAAGAAGGAATGCCCGGAATGGAAGGCGCTCCTGAGGGAGCGGAGGGCGAAGAGGCTCCGGACCAAGAAAGCGAGGTCATTAGCCTGTACGAACAAGCCCTTCAGGACCTTGGGGAAGGCCAACCAGAAGAGGCGGCAGAAAAAGCATTTAGTGCTTTGCTGTCAGCAGGTGATGGGTCTGTAGAAACAGCGACAGATAACCTTGCAAAAGCTGTAGCGCGAGGGGCAGAGCAAGGTTATCTGTCCACCGAAGACGCCCATAAAGGAAAGTGGGTACCAGTGGCAGACGAAAACAATAATGTGAAGGCTGTACTCATAGAGGTTTAGGATGAAAATTGAAGTTCGAGAAAGTTATCCCGGAGAGCTTCAAGAACTCTCTCCGCGTGACTTGGAAGAAAAACTCCATAACGCACTTCACGCCGTAGCCGACCAACTCATAAAAGGAAGAAGTCCCCACTCAGGAGTGCCTACAATTAAGGCGCTTGATGAAGTGGCATCCCAAATATCAGGATTGTATGAAGAGCGGATGCGTAAGATGGCGCAAGACGCTAAGAAGTACGACCCAGAAAAGTACTTAGACTTCACGGAGTAAATTTGTGCACATCTTGGAAAGGGCCTTTGTCCAGTGTGCACAAAATAGGGGAACATGGTTCAGAACGACCCAGTAATTGAATTAACTGAATATCTGAAGTCAGTTTTTGAGGCGCACCACAATGCGTTCCTTGTGGAGTTACTGGGAGCGGAAGGGTCTGGGTTGAGCGAGGCGATCATCGAGTTCCTCCTCAATGGAGGGTACTTAAAACCACCCGAACTCGATGGGCTTCTCATCCCCGGGTCAAAGTTTGAAATAGATCCCTTTGCATTCACTTTCCATATTGCAGCAGCAATGAACGCTGTGAGCGCAGAAGAAAGAGAGAAAATGACGCAATGGCCCTTATCGAAATGGGTCAACCACATTGATGAGCGGATTGAATCGCGGGAAGAGGAAGAAGAGGATACAGCCCTTCAGCCACAGCAGCCTCTCAAGATGGTGATTAAACCGCAGACGGCGAAGAACACATCCCCAGCGCCTATTATTGCTCGACCACCTGACCATGTGGATAAACATTTTCGGGAAGCGTGGATCGAGGCTAGAACCCGGGCAGGGGAGTACGCACGAGGGCTGGGAACAGTTCTCGACTCCGAAGCACGAGCCATCGCGGAGGAAGTTTGGGCAGGGGAGCAAATTTCTGTAGAAGCAGACAAAGACAAGAGAATCAAGATCCGAGAAGAGATCCGGGTACTCACAGCCGAGGCTGTTGCAGAGGGGTGGGATTCAAGAAAACTTGCCCGAGAACTCGCGAAGAAGACAGGCGACTACGCCCGGAACTGGGATCGAATTGCTAAAACAGAGATACAGGGCGCATTCAACGATGGAATCATACTGGATGGATACCGCATTTACGGGGATGATACCCGCGTAGCGAGGGTTCCTGAAGACGGGGCATGTCCAGATTGTTTGCGTATACTTCTTGACAAGGATGGCAATCCTCGTGTTTTTACGGTAGATGAAATAGAGGCGAATGGGACAAACGTCGGAAGGAAGCGAGCAAATTGGCTTGCAACTTCATGGCCCATTCACCCAAATTGTAGGTGCGACACAGTTATTGTGCCGCCCGGACTTAGGGTGCTTGCGGATGGTCGTTTACGACCTGAGTAATTAAAATTGTACACATCTTGACCATGTGTACATAGGAACGTAGCATAGGCCCAACCGGAGGCAACAACTGTGCGAAATTGGACTGATCCGAACGTCGTTCGACTGTGGACAGAATTTGATATCGACCTTGACCTTAGTAAGGCAGGTGACGCAGAGAAGCGTGGCCGTGGCCCTATTAGAGGTGTCGCGTCTACAGAAAGCGTAGATGCCGATGGTGAAGTCGTTATTCAAAAGGGGATTGATTGGTCATGGTTTACGAACCATGGGTTCTTTACCCTTGAACACCCCATACATGCCATGAACATCATTGGGGAGCCGCTGGAACTTGAACATACTGAAATAGATGGTGTCCCAGCCACACTCGTCAAAGGTGAGCTTTACTTAGAAGATCCCGTAGGACTGGCAGTGTGGAAGAAGGCAGTTGCAATCCGCAAGTCGGGTGGTCAGCGCCGGTTGGGAATGAGCATTGAGGGGCGCGTCCTTGAGCGTGATGGAAAAACTATCAAACGCTCGGATGTGAGGTCGATTGCGATCAGCCCCCAGCCACGAAATAAAGACGCATGGTTTGAGCCACTTGCAGCGTCAAGACTGGGCATGGGCGTAAATCCCATGGGGATGTATGGAATGCCATACGGCCAGTTTCCAAATGTGCACAATTTTCCAGTGCAACAGAAAGCAGACAGTGGGATGGTAGGATACCCCGGAGAAGGAGTCGCTCGCGATTCTGGATTCGTGGGTGGAATAGCGCCCCTTGTCCGTGAAAGTCTTCAGGGAAATGCTGACAACGCCTCTTTTGGCAACGGCATGGACTTGAGTGATGTTTTAATTACGCGGGTTCTCAAAAAGTACCCGCATTTAACATGGGCGCAGGGACTTGCTGCTGTTAAACAAGCAAAGGGTCGGCTGCGGTTGGAGGATAAGCGATGAAGGCGAATGAGCTTCGCAAGAGCTTGCTGGCTTCGGGTATGGACCCCGCCGAGGCCGAGGCGATTGTAAAAGGCCGCGTAGAAGCGGGTGGTGTTGAGGCTGACGAGGACACAGTAACGAAGTCGGCTGCAAACGATGAACTTGAAATGATGGAAAAGGCTGTTTCCGAGGTTGTTGAATCTTGGGACGCTGAAGAAGTCGTTGAAGTCGAAGAAGAGGCTGTGATTGAAGAAGAAATCACTAAAGGCTCTGTTGATCCAGACTTCGCGGTTGAAGATGAAACAGACGTGACTGAGATTATCGAAGAGTTTGCAAAAGCTGCTGACTCCATCGCTGATGCAGTCACGAGTCGATACGATGGGCTGGCAAAAGCAGTGAAGTCTTCTTCTTCTGCTGTTAGCGCACTCGCGAAGGCTACATGGCAGCTTCAAGAGGATCTGGCGACAGTTGCTCAGGGAATGGGAGAAATCCAGAAGGCCCTGAACATGCCAGTTGCTCCAAAATCCGTATCAGGAACTGTTGAGGCAGTGCCCGCACCCGGAGAGCAGCCAGTTGTTGAAAATGTGGTGAACCTGCGTGAGCAGATCATTGCTAAAGCTATGACTGAAATCCAAGATCCTGAGACCGGAATAGACCGGCGACAGACTTTGGCTAAAGCTATGGCAGATGTTGACGCAGGCGGTCATCTTGATCGAATTGCACAAATTGTAGGAATCAATAAGGCTTCTTAATCGAGGCTCTTACGAAGCAGGAGGAAGAGTAAAATGGCAGGATTGCCCGGACTTACTGGACTGACCGCGAACTCTCTCGTTTCGATGCGAGAGCTTCGTGATCTTAATGAAGCACTGCGGACCAATGGATCTGGTCTTGCAAAAGGTAATGTTGGATACCCCGGATCGGGTGTTGACCGTGATGTTGGATTCTCGGGAGATATCGCTCCTTTGGTTCCACAAAGCATTCAGAACACGCTCGACAGCGCGACGTTCACGATGCAGCACATTGTGTTCTGGAAGAACATTCCAAAGGTACCCGTTTCCAGCACACTTCACGAGTCAAACGTGATTAACCAGCACGGAGCGCAGGATCTGGATCCATTCATCGCTGAAGGTGGAGCCGGAACAACCTCCGAGGCCAGCTACGAAAGAAAGATCGTAAAGATCAAGTACTTGGCCGAAAAAATCGAACTGAGCGATGTCGCTACAATGGTCGGTGTTACTGGTGTTGACAAGAGCGCACTGGCACAGCGAACCCTTGACGGAACGCTTTCTTTGATTGGTAAGGTTGAGCGGAACCTGTTCCACGCGAACAGCGACCTGAACAGCCTTCACTTCGACGGTCTGTACAAGCAGTTGACCAACCCGACTTACACGTCAGGTAAGGCTGCGATTGGTACAGCGGCGTACGGAAGTGGTTTGACTCCGAACTACACCAACAACGCAGGTGCAGCGACTTCTCCACAGCAGTTGCAGGAAGTCCTTGGTTCGTTGCTCGGAACTCCAAACTACGCAGTGCCAAGCATGATCATGTGTGAGCCTCGCGTTTATCAGTCACTGGTAAACATCGCGACCGCTTACGGACGCCATGATCAAGTTCAGAACGCTGGTGGCCGTGCTTTGACTTTCGGTGCTCGTGACCTTTCCATTTCTGGACCTGCTGGCCCAGTGAAGGTTGTTCCTTGCCCATTCTTGGCATTCCCAGAGGATCCAAACTCGGCAGCACAGGGTGCTTCGTTCACAAACTCTGTGGCTCCAACCGCAGCAGCAGCATCTGACTCAGATTCGCTTTTCTTGGCGGCAGACGCAGGAGACTACTTCTACAAAGTTGTTTCCGTTACCAACACTGGTATCGCTGCACCATTGGACTTGGCATCTGCTGTGACTGTTGCTGCTGGGGACAAAGTGACTCTGACAATGACAGACAACGCTCTGACAGGCTCCGCTGACGATGACATCCAGTACTACCGGGTGTACCGAAGTTCAAAAGGCGGCGCTATCGGAACTTGTAAGTTCATTGGTCAGTGGCCTGCGGCAGCTTCTGGAAACACAACGATTGTTGACTTGAACAACAACAAGCCCGGAACTTCACAGGTTTATGTGATGCAGATGGACCCAAGCGTGATGTACTGGGC